CTTATTTATTATCAGTATCTTCAATATCATTTTTTCTTATTCAAATTTAAAGAAATTCATTTAAGGATAAGAAAAAATTATCTTTATATAAATTTCTTTGAAATGAATGATTTGATTATGATAAATAAAGAATTATCTTATTTATTATCAGTATCTTCAATATCATTTTCAAAAAATAATAAGATTTATGATGATATTGATAATAATGATAATAATGATTATAAAACAATTGAAGAATTATGTGATTTTCAATATTCAGATAATAATGATAGTAATAATTATGATAATGATAATGAATATCCTGTTTTAGGTGGTGGTAATTACATTTCATTTTATACGAATAAATATAATAGAGATGGTAAGACTTGTAAAATAGGTAGATATTCAATTGATAAAGATAATTGTGTTATGATATTAAATGAAAAATATTATTTGAATGAAAATGGATTTACAATAATTTCTAAAAATGAGAATGTTATTACAAATGATTATTTATTTAATTATTTAGAAAAAAATAAAAATAAAGTTTTTGAATGTGCGATTGGTGGAATGGCACAAAAAGCATTGAACATTGAAAAATTCAAAAAATTAAAAATTCCTCTTAATCCCAAACTTGAAATACTTTAAAACCCTATCAATTTTCATAAAATAGAGATTATCATTATCAATTCTTCTTAAATAATCCTTAATTTCATAATATTCATCTTGTGTTAGTGAAGAATTATTAGTATTATAATAAAGATCATCTTCATATCTCAATAATAACTCAACAATCCTTTCAACAGATAATTTCTTATAATTAATCATCGTTGTTAATAATCATTTTAAATAATAATATTATCAATTTTTATTTAAATAGAAAATAAATAAGTTTTCATAATACTTATATTATTCTTAATAAATTCTTCATTTGATATTCCTATTTCTTTTACAAATTTAGTTTTTATTAAATATTCAACAATTTTTCTTAATTTATTCAAATTACATTTAACAATCATATATTCATTCGTTATAATATTAAATAATACGTATTTCGTTTCAGTTTCAGTTTTATCAATTTTATTTAATTCATAAAGATACATATATAATGCCAATTGTAGATAATGTTCTTTTTGTAATTTTTGGACACATTTGAATTCGTAGACAATGTTATTATTATAATCAATACAATCAATAAAACCTACTAATTTTCGATTTAATAATTCTTTCTCTTTTTCTCTATTAAAGTCACATTCAATTTCATAATTATTTGAAATATTCAAATTATTTAATCTTTCAAGAAGAAGATTTAATTTATTTTTACTTAACCAATCATAATTAGTTATTTGAAACACTTTAAATAAATAACCATTTTTATAAGAACTCCAACAATTAGATATATATAATAATTCTCTTGGTGTTAGATTATGAATATCAATTTTATTTAAATTATATCGTTTCTTATTTTTTGATTTTTTTAATCCATTTTCATAATTCTCATCAATCAATTCTTTATAAATTTTCATTTCATTTTTCATCTTATATTCGAACATACTAGGAATTGCTATACCTGTTAATTCACTAACACTCTCAATAGTATCATCATTAGATATTCTCATAGGAATATCAATCTTATTTATAATAAAATCAGTATTCTCTATTATCTCCAATTGATTATAACAATCGTCTATAACATTATCAGGAAGAAATTTAATAAGATTTGTTACAGATATAGGTAAATTATCATCATTATTATTATCATTATTATTAATAAAATTTCTATTTCTAATTTTATTATAATCTTCATAATCACAGTAAATTTCTAAATTATTTTTATCAATGAATGGTAAAAAATCATTAGTATAATGATGAATTAATGTTAATTGTTCTAATCCTCTTGTTGTAGCAACATACAATTCATTAGGACAAATAAAATAATTAACATTTCTATTATAAAATTTGAAATAAGAATAATCAAAATTGAATATAATTACAACTTTTCTTTCTAATCCTTTTGTTTGGTGAAAAGTTGAGAAAATCATTTTATCTTTCAATAAATCTTCATCTAATTTCTCATCATCACTAGTAGGAACATAAATATTAACTCCTTTCATATCTAATTTAATTTTATTTTCTAATAATCGTATTGGCATTTTACTAGTCCTAACTGATGGAGCTAATACGAATATATCACTTGGTTTATAACCTAGATTAAAATAATATTTGATTTCTTCAAATGTTCTTAATTCATTATTATTATTATTATGATGACCAAAAGAATTACAGATGATATATCTAGGTTTATTATTACTAATTTTATTAGATATAATTCTATTTTCTTTTAATAAACAATTATTTATAAATAATGACATTTCTTTCGTAATTCTATAACTGATTGAAAAATTGCATTTTGACCAATTATAAGAATTGAATTTAAAAATTTCAGTTGCATATTCAATAAATCTTTGGTCTGCTTTATTAAATCCAAAAATACATTGGTTTTTATCTCCAAATATACAAAGTTTTGAATAACAATTATTATTATCTTTATAAATCTTACAAATCAATTCGAAATATAAGCTTGTTATGTCTTGTGCCTCATCTAAGACTATTAAATCATATCTGAAAACTTTAATTCTTTCATTTTTATCTCTAATTATCTTATTGATAGTTGTATCAGTGAAACAATCTTTATTATAATATTTGACACAAAAGGAATGATAAGAATGAACTTCAATATTCTCTAATTTAAGTTTTTGTATTTTCTCTCTCGTTTCTATCTTCAATTTTGAATTATAAGTCATTAAAAGAATTTTCAAATTTTTGAAATAAGATGCTATATGTAAATTGCAAGTTGTCTTTCCACTTCCTGCAACACTATCAATGACGACATTATTATTTAATAATAATTCCTGAATAATTCTATTCTGTTCTGCTGAAATCTCAGGTAATTTCATTTATTATTATTGAAAACAATTATTTATATATCATTAATTTAAAAATAATCATATTTAAAGAAATTTATTTAAGAATAATAAAATTTTATCTTTAAATAAATTTTTTGAGATAAATAAAGATATAAAAAATGATTAATGATAATTAAATAATATAAGTATTATGACATCTTCAATTAATATTAGAGATATTTTAACGGATAATACAAATCTCATTGAGATTTATTTATTATCTAAGAAAAATAATAATTCTATTGCTCTCGAAAGTAGTCTAATTAATAAAATTAAATCAACTTTTAAAAAAACAAAACAATATTCGACGGTTATTTATTGTCGCAATAATTATAATTATTTATATGATTTGACAAATGATAATCAAATTGTTTATTCAAGAATTATTGAAAATGATAGAATTATGAATAATAAATATTTAATTCTTGCATTCAATGAAATAAAATTACCAACGCATTTATTCGCTTGCACTAATGATATTGATTATAAATATAATAATGATTTAATTGAATTCAAAATTAATAATAGAATTACAATTACTATTAAAAATAATGATAGTTGTTATATCACTTATAAACATAATAAAGATGTTGATATTGATAAAATTCAAGAAAATTTAAATGATATTATTTTCAAATTAGGTTGAATTTAAATTAATTTCGATTATTCTTTCATTTTTTTCATAATTATCGAATAATTTATTTTCAATCAAATGTTTAAAGAATTCATAATCATCATTAGATTTTTCTAATAATTCATATAATAAATCTAAATTTAGTATATTCATAATTAATTTATGTTTTTTTAAATAATTATCATTTAAAGAATTTAAAAATAATATATAATCTTGTCTAAATAATTTATATTCAGGTCTATATTTATTAACCCAAATCATATCAGCTGAATTTTTTAAATTTTTTTCATAATCAGATAATCCAAAATCACAAATTGAGATTATGAAAGGTTTTGATTTTAGATTAAATTTTAAATCTTTATAAGAATATTCATATAAATAATTATAAAAATAATCATTTAAATTTGATTTTTGATATAAAAAATTGTTGATATGCGTATCTCGATGATAAACACCATTAATATGACAGGTTAATATTGAAATAAAACATTGCATAATAATATTTTTAATATTATCTTTAAAAGTAGTTTCATTTGAATGTGTTAATAAATTTCTTGCTAATGTTATTAATAATATTTGCATTGAACCTTCATATAATTCAATAAATAAGGAGTAATAAGAATTTATTGGATTATATTTTTCTTCAATTTCATTTACTTCTCTTATTTTAATACCTTCTTTAATCTCATTACATAAAGAATGACCGTATAATAATGGAAGATGAATATTCTTAGTTTTATAAGCGATGTTAGAAAGATGTTCAGTAATATCTAATTCTTTTATAGATAAATCACTTAAACGCATTATCTTAGTCACAAATTTTTTATTATAATTATTTAATTTACTTAAATAAATAGTTGCCATTGCTGATTGTTCTCCAATAACTTTTAATAATAAAACATTCAAATCTTTGATTTCATATTCAAAAATACCATAATAAAAAAATTCAAATATAGTTCCACTTGATTTTTCAAGACATCTATCTATTCGAGGAATATTTTTCTTAAAAATTTCATAAGTTGTATATCTTTTATTTAATTCCATCTAATAGTTATTTGTATTTTTAAAAAATACAAAAATTTCTTTTTGTATTTATATGAAAATCAAATTCAATGTTCAAGATAATAGCTTCCATCAAGTCCATTCGCATCCTGTCCAGTGAAGGAATAAGAACTTTTTGGAGATTTCTTGTTCTTTCCACCATTCTTCTTGATTTGCTTCCGTAGATATTCATAATGCTCACGAACAGTCATCAATTTCTTGGGAGAAGGTGGCATAATAATAGGATAAGTCGTCCAATATACTTATAATTATTTTTGATACTCAAAAAATCAATTTTTTTGAGTTTTCAATATAAATTCATACAAAAATAAAAAATGATTATTTATATAAAATAATTAATATAATAATAAAATAAAATAAAAATGTTAAATAATTTTACTTATTATCTATATGATAATCATATGAATGATTATTTAAATTGTTATTCAACCTTTCTTATGACAAATAGAAATTTGAGAGATAATATTCTAAATCATCGAATGAATTTCTTAATTAATTATTATGTTGATAATAATAATAATCATCTTACTAGACATAAATTAATTGATACTTATTCAACTTCTTATAAAGATGATTATAAAAAAAATTATGATAATTATTATGACTATTATTATAATTATAATCATAAAAATGATGAAGAAAAAAGAGATGAAGACGTAGAAGAACATTATAAGAATTATTTTCGAACTCAGGATAAGAAAGAAAAACCTGATTATGATAAATTAGATAAAGAATATTCTATTAAACTTAAAAAAGAAGAATATGAAAAAATGAGAGATAAAGAAATCATTGAAGAATTTCGTAATGAATACAAAGATCAATATGATGATGAATATGAAGATAATTATGATAATGACGATGATGAAGATGATAATGTTGATAATGATTATGAAATCAATTATGAATATTTATGATTATTTGAATAATCATTATTTAAAAATATTTATTTCTTTTTTTCTTTAATATTGACATACTTATCATAATATTGTTGTCCAATAATTACTGATGCTTTGTCATTAGTTATTTCATTTTCTTCAACTTTCTTTCTTATTTCTAACATCTTATTTAGATTATCCCAATTAAATGGTTCATTTCTTGTTGATATTTCAAATAACATTGGGTAGCGAGTTGAAAAGAAATCATATTCTTTTTTTAAATTCTCATAATTATTTTCAGAAGGAGACTTTTTAATTTTACTTCTTATTTCTTTTATTGTTTTAATAATATCTTCATTAGTCAATCCATCTTTTATAAAATCTTTCTCCATTCTTCTATTATTTTAATAATAATATTAATAATAATTTTCTTTATATATATAAAGAAAATGAACGGCTTCCCTTGTAGTTTACATAAAGCAGTTATAACGAATGATATAGAACCTTTAAAGAAATCATTAATTCCCAATTATTCAACTGGAAGAGTTGCACCAGATGCACTCGATTATTCTAAATTCTTTTATGCCAAAAATCATATCCCAGCTATTCAAAATAGACCAGGTAATAATTCATATGAAACTACACAAATTTTTACAAAATATTTAGATAATTATAACCTTCAATGTTATAACTAACCATAAAAATAAAGAAAGTAGGAATGATGGGAATTGAACCCATGTCTCTGCTTCATAAGAGCAGTGTTCTAACCATTGAACTACACTCCCTTTTTTATTTATTTAATATAAAATTATCCTTATATAATTTTTATTTAATTTTTCAATTTCCAAATAAATATCAAAAGAAACATCGATAATAATAGAAGAATTATATAAATCAATAATAATAATGAATTATTCTTTTTTTGTTTCTCATTATCATAATTATTATCATAATTACAAAATGTTGAAATATTAGGCGAACATTTGATAAGACTGCATTTATCAGGAATATCAATTGGTGGAGTTTGTAATAAATCACCATCTACATTTAAAATAGTTGATTGAGAACCACCCATTACTAATTATTATTATTCAACTATTTTTATATTATCTTTTATTTGCATAATTTCAAGATTATCATTCAATTCTTTATGAATTTTAATTATTTCTAAATCATTCGTTTTCTTATCATAAGTTTCCATTTTCTTTTTATACTCATCATATTTGCAAATTAAATAATTGAATTTTTTCACATATTCTTTATAATTAATTTTCATTATAATATTTGATTTCTTAAATTCTTTATAAATAGTCAGTAGTAATTCATTTAATAATTTATCCTTAGTTATTGATTTAACCCCTTCCTTATCTTCCTTACTATAAACAACCTTATTTTTTTCATCCGTAATTTTAATATTATAAGTAATACTATTTTTAATCTTACTCTGAACAATTCTAATTACTCCATTATAATTACTATTTCCGTCCTCATCTTTCTTAATTACTTCTATCTTCCCAGTTCCTCCCTCAATTCCCTCAATTCCTGCTTTCCCATCATCTTTAACACCTCTTTTCTTTCTTTCCTTCGCAACTCCTTCTTTCTTAATAATAACTCTCTTCTCTTTTGGTTCTTTCTTGATTTTTGGTTCTGATAATTTATATATAAATTCATCAAATAATAATTCTTTAACTTTCAATAATTTCAAATTATCTAATCTTCTCTTTCTCTTATTTTCATCTTGATACATTGGTTTTAATTTCAAATCATCGTCGATTTTATTCCAATAATCGTGTTCCTCTTTATAATCAATTAATTCAGTAAGACATAATCCAAATAATTGAAGAACTGGTTTCATAATTTGATTAGTTATATAAAATAGATAATCAGGTTCTAATTTATTCTCATTAATAAATTCTGGTGTTTCTATTCTTTCCCCTTGCAATTTTGCAGTTGGATTTTTAATATAGATATAAGCAATTCTATCATTAATAGCTGGTTTATTTCCTAAATCTCTCGTTCCTATTCTATCTGCTAGAACTTTATGAGCAATTTTTGTTGGGTCTTTATAAGAAGCTTTTAATGTCTTTGATAAAATCAAATCTTTCAAATCAGCTTTACCATTAACTAAGTCAATTAATTCTTCTCTTAAAAACTTCTGTGCCAATTCTAAATCTTGTTTATTTAAAATAATATCAATAATACCCCCATAAACCTTTTTGACGATATTCGCATTATCTCTTCTTTTTAATACAATACCCATTGATTTCTGTTTAAATTTATTAACATCATTTTCATATAAATTACCTACATATCTCTTCTTACTAAATAGAATGAATGGATACAAACATTTCTCATAATTCAATTTTTGAGGATGAGGCATAATAGATGCGATATTCTTCTCAACTATCTTACCTATCTTAATTGCCTCCTCTAATGCTTCCTTTCCACTCACACCCAATGGAAATTTACAGAAGATTGAATCAGTATCTCCATAAATAACATCTGCTTTATGATTAGTTTCAACATAATTCTTAGCAATCATAATCATCTCTCTCCCTGTCGCTGTAGTGCAAGCAGCAATATCTTTCAAATAAATTGCTGAAGTCTTAGCACCAATCTGACCATATAAAGAATTTGCTGTGACTTTATAAGCTGATTGAAGTGCATCAAATACATCTTTCTCAAATTTATTATAAGTATCTTCGATTTTATCAATATCTTTTTTATTAATCTTAATTTTATTTTTATCAGGTGTTATAACAACTATCTCATTATTATCATTCTTATCAATATCATCTTTATTAATAATAATTCCAATAATTTTATTCCCATCTTTCTTAGTAACAGTAGAATGTTCTATTTTATTTCTTGTATTCTTTCTCTCTTCTAATAATAATGTTAGAATATCAGGAATAATACCTCTTTTGCCATCTTTATATTTCGCAAATATACATTCCTTAACTCCTACCTTCTTTTTTTTATCTCCCAATCCCTCATAAATATCATATTCAACTGTATTGAATTCAATATTAGGATCATCAATTTCTAAATATTTCTTATCAATGATATAAGTATCGTGTGATAAATTCTTTGAAATCATTGAAGACGGATATAAAGATCCATAATCAAAGACAACAATCGGTTCATCTAAATAAATTCCTTCTTTTGGTTCAAGAACAATTGCTCCCTCATAACCATCCATATCAAAATCATTAATCACATATTTCTTAACAGGAATAACGAAATCTCTTTTCATACATTCATTACAAATCAAGGAGTAGATTTTAATTCCTTGTCCTCGTTTGAATAAATAATTTAATGGTACTAAACAGACATTGCCCATACCACTATTATTTTCAATAATTTTTAATTTATGTAATAATTTATTCACTAAAACACAATCTTGAATACAATACTTAGCAATAATACAACGGTCATTTGAATTTCCTTTAAATTTCTCGAAAATCTCATTCGGTTTCAAATCATCTTTCTTAGAACCGATGAAAACAGATGCTACATTATCTAATTTATAACTATCTAATTTATGATCTCTCTGCATAACCTTCAATAAATCAATAACAACAACTCCGTCTAAATCAAAGGTTTTAAGGATATTATCACCTAGAGCTGAAGATGATAATTTCTGTTCAGTTAATTTAACTTCTCTATTAATAATTCGTCCTAATCCCAATCCAAGTTCTTTATTAATTCTCAATTCGGTCGCTCTATTCCAAATATACTCCATATCAAAACCCCAAATATTATATCCAGTGATAATATCAGGATTAATTTTCATAATCTCTTGTTTCCATTTCTTAATCAATTCCTCTTCTGTTTCACAAGTAATAACAGAAACATCATCAATTTTATCACAAGTATCAAGAGTAATAATATTTTTATAAACAATATTATCATTTCCATAAATATGAACAGTAGTTCCAATTTGAATAATTTTATCTCCTTCCAATTCTGGAAGAATTTCACATAATTTCTTATTTAATGCATCTTCGATCTCATTTGCCTCCTTGACTGTTATATTACTCTTAAATTTTTTCTTAGAAACAACTCCTTCTCCATCATCACCATCTCCAACTTCTCCATCTTCTTCTCCTCCTTCATCATCGTCATCATCATTATCAATTACATAATCAACTGATTTAATTTTATTTAAGATAAATCTTATGTCATCTTCTCTTTCGCGTAATTTTTTCTTTTCATCTTTTGAAATTTTAGTTTTCGAATATAGACGATTAATAATAAAATCTTTATTAATAATTACATCTTTTTCAAATGCTTGAATAATATTTTCAATTAATTTTTCATCATCTAAATTATTTTTAGAGATTTGACATAGGTCTTGTGCTAATTTCTTATAATTTTTAATAGCAACTGGGAAGTCGCCGTGAGAACTCATACATTCAATATCAAACGATACTATTACGAAAGGAGCAATATTATTATTATCAATAGGAATAATATCTTTCCAATCGACTGTAATATTATAATCACATCTCGTTTCAGGAATATCATCTAATGAATATTTATTAATTTTAATCCAACCACAAGGTTTAATTTTTAAAATATGAATTAATTTCAAGAATGGTTCAATATTACTTTCATATAACTTAAAACCATCTTTATTATCTTGAAAATAATATTTGAGACTGTTAAATAATCCTAATGATTTTACAGAAATCTTAATAAATCTAAATTCCTTATTATTTGTAAATCCCCAGAAATCCTTCTTAAGTTCAATATTAACTCCTGTTAAATGTCCATCGTAAAACTTAGAAATGATCTTCTTCTTATTTATCTTATTTCTAAATTTATATTCATAACTTTCTGTTTTTAATTTCAATTCTAATAATCTAACTTCTTGTTTAAATTTCTTATCATCTAATAATTCCCATTCTTCAGGTGGTTTGATATAGAAATAAGGTTCGAAATTAATGACTTTAGCACAAACACTAATACCATTATTCATCTTACCATAAATATTAACTGAATATTCTCGAGCTTCTTCCTGATTACTAAAATCATAATCGATTTTATCACTTTCTGGAACAAACCAATCAATAATTTGAAATGAAATATCTTTGTCTAAAGTGTCTAATTCATCAGGGCGTTCAAATAACAAACTCATATAATTCTTTTTATTAATTCTTTTTTTTAAATTAATAATTTCATTTTTTATTATTATTATAAAATTAAATAAATAGAATTAATATGGAAATAAATATTAATGTACTTATTATATTTTCTCTAATAATCTTATTTGCAATCTTATTATATTATTATAAATATTATAGTAGTATTGAAACTATCATTTCTAAGGTTGATAATAGAGATTATAGTGTCCAAATAAAAGACGATGCACAAGGAGCTGCGGATTTAATAGCACAAGTGCGTCAAAAATTAATTACTCTTGTTGATCATATGTATAAAACATTTCCATCAAATCCAAAAGTAATTAAATTAAAAAAAAATTTTAATCCAGATGTTCTAAAAGAAGGAATAGACGATCCTAAATATACAACTTACACAGTCAATAAAGGAGAAGAGATAATATTATGTTTAAGAACTGATGGGAAATTAGTAGATATTAATGTTTTAACTTTCGTTTGTATTCATGAATTAAGTCATATTGGTAATGAGACAATTGGACACGACGAACCATTCTGGGAATTCTTCAAAGAATTATTATTAGAAGCAATTAATATAGGTGTTTATATTAAATATGATTATAAAGCTCAAAATGTTAAATATTGTGGGATGACAATAACCGATAGTCCTTTGGATTAAAAATTGAATAAATGATGTTATATAATGGTGTTGATGTTTGTAATTCTATTATCAAATGATATTTTTTATCAATAAAAATTACTTTATTTATAAATAACCAAATGACATAAGTCAAGAAAAGAAAGAAACTAATAATAATATCATTTAATTTAATTGATTTAAGGAGTTTATTAATGAAATCTTCAATTGTTTTTACATTATTTTTGATTTTGATGATATAATAAAGAGGTAAAATTTTAATGAAAAAATTAATAATAATAAATGCAAATAATTTTAAGAAATTGTAATATGAATTTTCAATAATAAAAATGAAAATTAAATAAATGAAAATAAAAACATTCTCAACTAATGCAATTAGGAGAAGGAATAATGGGGAATATTTAACAATTTTTAAATAATATAAGACAAACCATAGAAAAATCCAATAAGAGAAAACATAATCTAATCGATAATTATCATAATTATTCATATTTAATATTTAAAAATTATTTTTATTTCAAGAAATAATTATGATAAAAGATTATTTCAAGGCTATTGATAATGAAGAAAAAGCTTATTTTCTTGGTCTTGTGAATAAGAATGATAATTTTATAACTTGTGGTTTATATACTGATTTCCAAATCTTAGAGATTTTAAGTAATTTTTGCAGTATTCAAAAGAAATTATATACAATTGATATTAATGACCCTGAAATTATTAATTATATTCGTAAAGCAACATTAGAATTTAAGAATTTCAATGAAGAATTTAAAATTGTATATTTGAGGGGTTTATATGAAAGTACTCTTGCAAATAATATAGAAATTACTGATTTGATTGAAATGATTTTAGATGATATTATTGATTTTATTCAAATGAATGAAATTAGAATAAAAATAATTGATTTTGATAATTCCAAATTAATAACTTTTTATGATATAAATGAAAAAAATAAATTTTTGAAAATAATTTATAATTCAAGATCAATTTCTATTTTGAATGAAAATGTTAAAAAATTAGTTCTTGATTATACTTATAAAAATTTATATAAAATTGATTATTTATAAATACGAGATTTTTTTAAATTAATATCAATAAGAAAACTTTTTAAATGTATGAATTTTTTTGCAACAAATAAAGGAAATCTTCTTTCAGGATTTTCTTTCAAATCTTTTTTTAATAATTCTTTTGTCGTTCTCTTATCATATCTTCCCTCATTTAAATCATAAATATTTATAAATACCTTTGTTTTCAATAATTTTTTTGCTTTTGTTATTGATGGTTGAGGTTGTTCGCCAAATTGAATTAAAGTATTATTTAACCATAATAAATCATTTAATTTATTATTCATATCATTAGCAATTCTTTCTCTTTCAATCAATATATTTTCTATCAATTTATGAATTGTTATATCATAATTTTCATTATTAATTAATCTAAATATATTATTGAATTTATTTTTATCGTTATTAAGTTTAATTTTTAAATCAGATATAAGACCTTCATATATAGACAACGACATTATTAAATATTATTTTATTTTTTAATTAGATTTTTATAAATCTAAAATAAATCTAATTAAAAATTTATATAAGATTATTTCACATAACTAAATATAATATTAATTATGGATTATTTCAAGAAGATAGATAATGAAGAAAAGGCCTATATTCTCGGATTGGTGAATAAGAATAAGAATTTTATAATAACTGGATTATGCACAAATAAGAATGTCTTAGAGATTTTAAGTAATTTCTGTGGTGATGTAAAAAATTTATATATGATTGATATAGACGATGCACAAACTCTAACAGATATTCAAAATTCAACATTAGAATTTAAAAATTTCAATGAAGATTTAAAAATTGCTTATATTAGAGGTCTATACGAAAGTGGTCTTCCAAATAAGATTGAAATTAATAAAGTCATTGAACCAATTCTAGATGATATTATTGATTTTATTTTCAAAGATATTAAATATGATATTATTGATTATTATAATTCAAAAAATATTATTATTAAAAATAATTATTATAAAAATAAATTTTTGAATATTATTTATAAATCAAAATCTTCATCAAATCAAATTACTATTTTAAATGATCACGCTAAAAATCTAGTTCTATATGAAATTAATAATAAACCAGATATTAAAGTTTTTAAGACAGATGAAAATGCTGTAATTCCTACAAAAGCTTTTGAAGAGGATGCAGGATATGATCTTACGATCATTAAGAAACTCAAAGATTTTAATTCAAGAACTTCTTTATATGATACAGGAATTAAGATAGAAATTGATGAAGGTTATTATACCGAAATTGTTCCAAGAAGTTCAATCAGTAAAAGTGGTTATATCTTAGCGAATAATATCGGTATTATTGATAATCATTATAGAGGTAATTTAATGATTGCTTTAACTAAGATTGCAGATGATGCACCTGAAATTCAACTACCTTTTAAATGTTGTCAATTAATTGTGAGAAAACAGATTTTATCAAATCTAATTGAAGTAGTTGAGAATGATTTTAGTGAGACAAAAAGAAATGATGGTGGGTTTGGTTCAACTTCTTAATTTAATTTTTTTTCATAAAGATATGAAAATGGACAATTTTATATCTTTATCTAATGATGAAATTCTTATTATAATGACCTTAAATATATTTTTGATAAATCTTTACCATCATCTATTGCTACTAATTATTCATTAATTTTATCCGTCATTTAATTAAATATGCAACAGAGTGGAAAAATAAGATTGGGAGGTGGTAATGTTGGTAGTCTTACACCTGAAACAATTTTATATGGTAAAGCAACCTATATTACTGATATTGATTATAGTAATATAACTTTGAATAAATTAGTTTTTAAAGAACCTTTAACTTTTAGTAAATGTAATATCACAGGTACTTTAAATTCATCAAATGAAATTTCGATTGATAGAAAATTAATTTATTATAAAGATGAAGTAAATTCTATTTTTCAAAAAAAATTAAATCAAGGTTTGGGAATTGTTATTGATAATAATATTAATAATATTTCTGTTAATTTCAGCGATGGTGGTTGGACTTCTAATATCAATAATAATTATTTATATTCATCTTCAAAAATAGGCATTGGTATAACAAATCCATCTTCAATATTACATATTTATGATAATACTGATAATTCATCATCTTCTTTCATAAAAATGCAAAATTCAATTAATTCATTTAATTTTTCATTTACAAATGATAATTATTTTTCCTTAAATAATAAAATAAGAATTAAAAATGATAATAATGATATTAATAGTTTATTAGTTTTAGATAATGATAATGTTTCTATAAATAAAAAATTAAATATTGATAATAATTTATATTTCACGGATAATAATAATTATTCAGAAGATAGAATTTATATTTATAATAATTCTACTCCTTACTCATATTCAAGTTGGTTAATTGATATTAAGAAAATAGCAACACAGGATTATGTAAGAGATAATTTAATTTTAATTGATACTACTATTTTAAGAGGTGTTGGTTCTTTTATTACTAATATTGATTATAATAGAATTACTTTAAATAAATTAAGATTTCAATCTCCATTGAGTATTGATTCAACTAATAATCAAGTTTCATTTGATACGAATTCAATTGGATGGACAATTGATAATAATTCAAATAATATCTATCTCAATGAATTATATAATAATTTTAATCTAGGTATTGGAAATACCAAACCACTTTCATATCTTCATATAGGTAATTATATCAATACACATTCAAGAACAAATACAGATCCTTCATTAATTATTTCAAAAATTGATGATTATAATGATAATAAAAATTTTAAGATAGGTCTTGATGAAAATAAAAACTTTTCAATTGGTAATTTAAATATAAATAATAATAATAATAATTGGACTAAACAATTCATTATTTATAATAATGCTAATCCTAATTCAATCGTTATAGATGATTTGAATAATACTAATATTAATAGTAGATTAATAATAAATTCAAATCTTATTATTAATAATAATTCTTCAATTGTTTTTAATAATAATAATAATAATAATTTTAATATTAATTCTATCAATAATATTTTTAATATTAATTTTAATAATACTAATTTATTTATTATAAATAATTTAGGTAATATTGGGATTGGAACATCTCCTATAAGTTCGGCGAAATTGATTATAAATGGTAATTTGAATATTTTATCTAATATCTCATCATTAAGTTTTTTTAGTTCTAATGGCAATATTAATAATTTAACAGTTAATTCTAATTTAAATATTAATAATGTTAATTCTATAATTATTACAAATTCTTCAACAATTACAACTAGAAATATTACAATTACAAATCTCACAAATACAAATAATATAAATAATAATAATTTAATAACTACTACAAATCTAAATGTTTCATCAACAATAAATTCTACAAATTTAATAGTAGATAATATTAATAATAATTTGAATATAAATTCATCAACAATCAATACAAATTCATTAAATGTAGCAACAACTATTACTGGAACAAATATTAATAACTCAGATACTATTGATACTTTTAAAATAATTGCAAATAATATTAATAATGCATCTCTAATAACTACAAACGATTTAACTGTTATTAATTCCTTAAATGCGAATGATTTAACTGTTACTAATTCATTAAATACAAATAATATCAATAATACTTCTTTAATAATATCAGATACTATTAATACAAATTCATTAAATACAGATACTATTGAAAATAGAACTGTTTTAAATACAAATTCAATAAATTCAACAACTATTAATAATACTGATATTATTAATACTAATTATGCAAATATTAATTCAACATTAAATGCTAATTCAATTATTGCTACTAATTTAAATATTAATACAAATATTATTACGAATACAATTTCTATAAAGACAACAACGACTACTAATATCTTAATTTGTAATAATAATATTAATATTGGAGCAACTGCTAATAAACCTATTAATTCATTTTTACAAATTTATGATCCAATTGATAAAAATAATATTAGTAAATCAACTTTTATTATTAGTGGTCGTAATAATAATTTTAGGTTTGGATATGATCTGGAAATAAATGATAAATTTATATTTGGTTCATTCAATAATACTAATGCAACTTGGAATAAACAATTAATTATTAATAGTAGTGCTCCAACTAATTCATTAGCAATAAATTCAAAAGGCAATATTGGAATAGGAATTGATACAAATATCAATAGTTATAGAGTTAATGATATTTATAAATTAAATATTGGGGGTTCATTAAATGCTAATGAAATTTATAAAAATGGAGAAGTTGTTGTTACATCATCAACACTATCAAATACTATTAATAATTCATTAATTAGTTATACAAATACGAATGATTTGGTTAATAATTATATTAATAAAACTTATTTAAATTATGTAATTGATGATAATAATAATACAGTCCAAAATTATATTAATAATTTTTTAACAATTACTTCAAATGTTTATAGTCCTATTTTGAGATTTCCAGAAAAAACTTATAATTTGGCAAGTTATGTAAAAAATATAAATTTAGATTATTATTTGAATAATGATATTTATGCTTATAAAGAAAATATAAATGTTATTAATACTGATATTAATACCGTAGATACAATATATTCATATGAAATTTATACATCATCTAAAATTGATACAGTATCATATCTTAAAGCTAGTTTATTTAATTATGATACTAATAATATTCCACAATCAAATGCTTCTTCTTGGAATTATACTAATTATGATGCAAATGGATTATTTAACAACAATTCTATTAACACAGTTGATATTATCAGTAGTAATCAACTATTAAAAAATTTAAATAATTATTATGGAGATTATATTATAATTAAATTACCTAAACCTCTTGTTTTAAATAAATTTAGATTTTATTCTCTTAATAATAGTTTAATTTATGCACCAGGAAATTGGAAATGTATTTATTTAAACAGTTCTATTAATTCTTCTTGGCAAGAATTATCAGCGGCATCATTAAGTTTATCACAAGATAGATTAAATACATCTGATTATAAAACTGACATTTATAAAAATTATTATTATGAAAAAACATTAACTAATAATATTATTAATTGTGATTATTTAGGATTTATTTTTAATACATTAGCAAAAAAAAGTCAAATACAAGATACAGCAAAAATCCATTTAGAATTAGCAAGAATTGAATTATTTTTTAATCAAATAGTTCAACCAATTTATATATCTTCAAATGTTTTAAAAAATTATCTTATTAACTATCCTACAATTAATTTATTATCAAATAAACAAGAAAAACTAATTTATAGTAATGGATTAAAACTCACTAATAATAATATTTTAAGTGTTGATCCATTATATATACTTAATATTAGTGGTGGCGGTAATTATGATCAAAATAGTATAACAAATTTAACTAATGTAATTGAAAATTATATAAATTCATTAAATAATGTATGGACACCAACTACTGGTGTTTCAGGAACTCCAAATATTTATTATTATAATCTTGATGGTTGTGTTGGAATAGGAACTAGTAATCCAAATTATAATCCAAATATTGGCAATTATAAATTAGATGTTTATGGAAATATTAATTGTGACAATATTAATATTAGTAGTAATTTATATGTTAATACAATCAATTCTGTTAAATTATATGGAGATGGTTCTTCTATTAGAAATTTAAGTTATGCGAATATTTCTACTACTCCAAATTTAACAAATCTTAATAATATTATTTATGATGGTACTAAAAATAATTATTATTCATCAAATTTAAATGCTACTTTTTCAATAGGATATAATTATAATGATACTATTTATAAATTAAATGTAAATGGTTCAATATTTTCATCAGGTAATATTAATGCAATTAATAATATTCAAGAAAATGGAGTTAGTTTAAAAGATACATATTTATCAAAAACAATTGCCGCTTCTACTTATTTGAATATTAATGGCGGATATATTAATAATTTAAATATTGGAACTTATAATTATGATATTTATTATAAATTAATTGTAAATGGTAATATTAATTGTTTAAATAATATAAATGCAATTAATTTTATAGAAAATGGAAATAATATTAAAGATACATATCTAAAAATTGTAGATGCAAGAAATAATTATTTATCTACTATTAATGGTGGCATTATTAATAATAATGTTATTATTAATACTAATCTAAGTATTGCAACAAATGAAATTAATTATTTATATAAATTAAATGTGAATGGTAATATTAATGCATATTCTAATATTTATGCTAATAAATTTATTGAAAATGGTAATAATTTAAGTGATAAATATTTGAGCATTATAAATGCATCAAATACTTATTTTAGAAATACAGGAGGAAATATTAATGGGAATGTTAATATAAATGGTTCTATTTATGCATCTAATATTTATTCAAATAATAATCTCATAGATTTCAATTCATATTTAACAAAAAATAATTATGATCTTTCAATAAATTCTTATGTAAGAAATGATTATTTAATTAATAATTATATATCATCAAATGATTTTACTAATAATTTATTACAATATTCAAAAACTGGACAAGATCCTAATTATCTTAAAATAAATTCAAGCAGTGGTTCAATTGGTAATTTGAATATTAATGGCATTTTAAATGTCAATTCTAATATTAATATCGGTTTCTCAACTTCTTCAACTCCCTTAAATCCAAATAATTGTCTTCTTAATATCAATGGTTCCATTAATGTCAGTAATATTTATTCAAATAATAATCTCATTAATTTCAATTCATATTTAACAAGAAATGATTATGATCTTTCAATAAGTTCTTATACAACTCTCAATTATTTGAGTAATAATTATATATCATCAAATGATTTTACTAATAATTTATTACAATTTTCAAAAACTGGTGAAGATCCTAATTATCTCAAAATAAATTCGAGCGGTGGTGTTAGTAATTTGAATATTAGTGGCATTTTAAATGTCAATTCTAATATTAATATCGGTTTCTCAACTTCTTCAACTCCCTTAAATCCAAATAATTGTCTTCTTAATATCAATGGTTCCATTAATGTCAGTAATATTTATTCAAATAAT